TAGGCAGGGGGCTAGGGGGGGTGTATCCACCTTCATATATACCAACGTACTAAAAATTCAGGATAGGTATTGAAACTACTTTTGGCATGACTTAAGGGTGTCTTTAGGGGGATATATTTCGAGTAATTTATGTGCCACCTTAAGGGTATTATAGACGTACGTACGGGGCATAGCCCAATTACTATTTTAATTCTGTCCACGATTTTGTCAACGATAAAATTATATTAACAGTAATCTGTTACAAAAATTAAGGTTAATAATTTTTGTTTGACAGAATATTGTGCAACACTATAATTAAATATTATGGCAGATATAAATCTGTCTGGATTTAGGTACATCCAAAGGGTCACACATACCTGATGCAAAAATCAAGGACATTCACGGTGGTACTACCTAAATCTACTCTGAAAAAATTATCAAAAAGGATTGAAACTACATTAGAAATTAAATATGGCAAAATCAACAGTTAATAAAGCAGGGAATTACACAAAGCCCGGCATGAGAAAACAACAGTTTCAAAGAATTAAAGCAGGCTCTAAAGGGGGCAAACCCGGTCAATGGTCAGCGAGAAAAGCACAGCTTTTAGCGAAGGCATATAAAGATGCAGGGGGAGGCTATAAAGCCTAGCCCAAACCCTCTTATTTGCCAAAAAAAGCACTATATAAAGTTTATATAACATATTATGAAACCGGAGAATATTATATTGGTGTTACATCCAAATCTGGAGTCCATTTTGATAATTACTTTGGTTCTAATACTACAGATTTAAAGATATCTCACAAAGAGGTATTATTCCACACACACAATAAATCAGATGCGAAGTTAATGGAACTGATTTATCAATTACGCAGTTTCCATGATAAGAAATGTTTGAATAAAATGTTGAACATTAGACTGCGGAGAGATTTTATTAAAAAAATACCGGAGTTTAAGATAAAGATAAAAGATGGCATTTCTAGTCGCTAACGTACCCCCAGTTAAAGTCTGGGTTAAAAAGCAATATCTGTATGACCTTCAAAAGGGTCATGGAGAATATGTTCAAGGTATCTGGGCAACAGTGAAATCCATACAAGGCAGAGCCTTATACTTTGAAACCTACATACCTGAGTATGCTGCTTTGTATGATAAGTTACCGATTAGTGCATTTGTGAGTTCACCTGATGTGAAAGAAGATTTACCTTTAGAAGAATTAGAACTATGGGATGCTTTTAGTTATCATATTACAGTGATAGAAAAAACAACTGTACCCCCGAGAGCCAAGTATTTATCCCCTTCCAAGCAATGGTATAAGGGTGAATACTTGTTTACAATTGATAGCTGTCATGCTGACCACAATTTACCAAATATAAATTATTCCCAAGTTCCTGAAGAACATAAATCATTTAATATTCTAGAATTAGAGAATGGACACTTTGCTGCTCAACCGAACAATAGAACATTATTTTATGATAAATCTTTAACCCCAGCTGAACCCAAGCAACCTGACTTTAAAGTATCGACCATTGAGTATAATGTGGAGTCAGTGAGTAAATGGACTGCAGGGGATGATACAAACTATTTTTATAATTTTAAAGAACAGAAGTAATGGCAAAGCAACCTAAACAAACTGCTCAAACTGCTTTAATCCATATACCCAAAAGAACAACCATTGGGAATGGTAAGATAAGAATGTCATCGATGAATAAATCGAAAAGAATGAGTTTTAAAAAATATAGAGGTCAAGGCAAATGAGTATTACCCATTATCCTGAATTAGTACAGGTTATTAATAATGTTATTGGTACTCAAACAAGTTCAGCCTACGATGCTTTTGGAAGATTAAGAACATCCAACCCTTTAACTATATTTGACAGTGCCAACATTATGTCAAAGAATGATTTGTTTGATGAAAGTCTTACAGGTGCAGGGGCAGTTACTTATACAGCTAATAAGTCTACTGTTAATTTAAACGTAACAACGGCTAGTGGTGACAAGGTAATTAGACAGTCTAAAAGAGTAATGACTTATCAGCCCGGTAAATCATTATTAAATTTAAATACCTTTGTCATGGCAGAACAAACTGCTAACTTAGAACAAAGAGTAGGAATGTTTGATGCCAACAATGGTATATTCTTTGAAGATACAGGAACGGGTTATCAGATTGTAAGAAGAACTTATGTTACAGGTTCTGCAGTAGATACAGCAGTTGCTCAATCTTCTTGGAATGGTGATAAACTAGATGGAACAGGTGAAAGTGGTTATACGCTAGACCTAACCAAAGCTACCATTATGTTTATGGATTTTGAATGGTTAGGAATGGGTAGTGTTCGAGTAGGATTTGTTATTGACGGAAAGTTTATTGTAGCACATAAGTTCCTTAATGCTAACAATCTTGATACAGTCTATATGCAAAGTGCCAACTTACCGATACGCTATGAAATTGAGACAACAGGAATCATAGACTCAGCATCAACACTTCAACAAGTTTGTTCAACAACCATGATTGAAGGTGGCTATGCTCCTCAAGGTTTAAGACAATCCATAGGTACAGCTAGTTTAGCAGGTGTTAACTTAACGACTGCAGGAACTTTTTATAATTTAGCTACTATTAGAATTAAATCAGCAAGACCTTATGCTGTTATTATTCCAATAGATGTATCAGCATCAGCTATTTCTAATTCTGATTTTGAAGTGAAGCTAATAAAAAATGCAACACCTAGTACAGCATTTTCTTATACGAGTTATTCGGATAATGTTGAATATGATTTAACAGGGACAACGACAATCACAGGAGGCACAGTCATAGGACAAGCTTACTTGTCAGGTAAAGGTGCTAATAGTTTACAGTTTGCACAGAATGGATTTAACTTCGAATATCAATTAGGTCAAACAATATCAGGAACATCAGATACTTTGACTCTATGTGCTAAAGGAACATCTAACGGTGATGATATTTGTGGTACAATAAAGTGGGTTGATTTAACATAATGGCAAGTAAAAGTAGAACAATTAGTTTAGAACTAACAACAGCCAATCAGGATATTTATACTGTACCTAATAACTATGAGGCAGAAGTTAAAAGTATCTATATTGCTAATCATTCTGCTAGTGAATTAACATTTTCTTTAGACTGGTATGATTCTGTTAATACGACATATTACACTTTAGCCGAAACAACAAAATTAATAGCTAATGGTTTAATACAAATAACCGATGGCTTTTGGTTATATCAAGGAGATAAATTTAGAGGATTATGTAGTAGTAATAATAATGTTACGATTACAATAAAAGTGGAAGAACATTATTTACCTCAAATAAGATAACATGACATTAAAAAAACCACAACAAAGTTTAAAAGCTTGGACTCAACAAAAGTGGAAAACCAAGTCAGGGAAACCTTCTGCTAAAACAGGAGAAAGATATTTACCCAGTGCTGCAATTAAAAGTTTAACTCCTGCCGAATACGCAGCAACAACCAAAGCAAAAAGAGAAGGAACAAAAGCAGGGAAACAGTTTGTGAAACAACCAAAACGTATCGCAAATAAAACAAGAGCCTATAGGAGGGTGACATGAAAGAAAAAATAGAATGGTTAAAAGAAAAATGGAATAACCTAAACAAACAAGGAAAGATGTTTGTAGGTGGTGTGGCGATTATTATTGTCATCGCTTTAATTCAAGGAGTACTAAACTAATGTTAAACACAGTAGTTAAATTTGTTTTAGCAATGGGTAAAACTCCTGCTGTTAAAAAATTTGGTAAAGAACTTGTAACTAAAGCAATGAACTTTATTAAACAGAATCCAAAGAAAGTAGAGAAAATGAAAACAACTGTTAAACAGGATAAACCTGAAGATTTACCTATCTTTAAAAAGTTAGGTAATAAATATGTTAGTGAAGGTTATGACTTTTCAGGATTAAACAAAGGAACAGACATATCAAAAGGTATGCTTAAAAAATAATGGCTAGTTTAACAAAAAACCAATTAAAGATAGCAAGTCAAACTCCACCAGTAGATAAAATTACAGGAAGTGATTTTAAAGCTTTACAAAAAGGTAACGACATATCTAAAAATATGTTTGCTAAAAATAATGGCAATAATAAAAAGAATACGTAATAAATCAACCGGTAGAGATTACAAGAAGGAGTATGCATCTTATCAAGGTAAACCCTCCGTTATTGCAAAAAGAGTTTCCCGAGACCAAGCCCGAAGAGCAATGCAAAAAAAAGGCTTAGTCAAAAAAGGAAGTGGTATGGATGTTGACCATAAGGATGGAAATCCTTTAAACAACGCTAAAAGAAATTTAAGAGTTATGAGTAAATTTAAAAATCGTTCCTTTGCAAGGAATAAAAACGGAGGTAAAATATAATGTTGGCGATGGCTAGACTTTTCCTGTCAAAGGGAGCAATGCAGTTTACAAAAAAATATGGAGCGAAAGCTTTAAAAGATGTAAAGAAATATATTACAAAAAACAAATTAATTTGGGATGGTAAAAAGGTTATTGAAAAAACAACTAAGATTAAACCCAAAGTAAATCCCAAAATTAAAAATGCAAATAAAAAAACTACTACTACTACTAAAAAATCTTTTGATGAAAAATTAAAAGAAGTAGAAGGAACAAGAGCATTTAATTTAAGAAATAAACAATCAACAAAGACTACAACTAAAAAAATAGACGATACTAAATTAACATCTAATGTTAATAAAACACCTACAATGATATCTACTATTTTAGGTAAAGCAAAAAAACATCCTTTTGCTACAGGTATGGTAGTTATTCCCGCAAGTATGGGACTAGTAAATAAAGCTAGTGACATGATGAAAAACATGGGCGGTAAAACAGAAGCTAAAACTTTCGGTCAAGCTTTTAGAGAAGCAAGAAAAGAGAAAGGACCGGATGCAGTATTTACTTATAAAGGTAAACAATACAGCACTGTAACAGAAGACCAATACAAAAAAGCAGGATTTAATTCTCTTCGTGAGTATTTAAATGCTAAAAAGAAAAAATAATCATGCCATTAGTAAAAGGTTCTTCTCCTAAATCTATATCCAAAAATATTAAAGCAGAATTAAAAGCGGGAAAGCCACAAAAACAAGCTGTGGCTATCGCTTTATCCACTGCAAAAAAATATAAAGGTAGAAATAAATAAAAATGACAACAAAAAAACTTACTGTAGCAGAAAAATACAGACAATTAAAAGCCCAAACAGAAGCGGCAGGAATGACTGTTAAAGAAGTTAACGGTAAAATTGTTGTTACAAGGAATAAAAAGAAATAATGGCTTTATCAGACGCAGAAAAAAAGAAAAACTTTCTAAAAAAACACGGATTATCTGGATTTAATAAGTGTGTATTACGCTCAGAAGGTGGTAAAAAAGGGAAAGTAGGAATTTTAGTCGATGGAAAACCTAAATTAATTCGTTTTGGTGATGCTTCGATGGGGCATAACTATTCTGCAGAGGCTAGAAAGTCTTTTAAAGCACGTCATGCAAAGAATATTGCACGGGGAAAAATTAGTCCTGCCTATTGGGCTAATAAATGTTTATGGGCTGGACCGGGAGGTAGCACAAAAAGACCTCCCGCATCTCAAAAACATAAAAAAGGAGTATAATTTTAATGACAAAAAGTTTATACGTATGTATAATAGAGAATAGGTGTTAATAAAACTATGTTTAATATTGACAAACCTAGAAAATCAGAATTATCAGACCAACAAAAAAAATTTCTAACTGTTTTATTTGGTGAAGCAGGAGGAAATGCTAAAATGGCTGCAGAAATAGCAGGATATTCTGAGTCATATTACCCTGATTTAGTTAAAAATTTAAAAGAAGAGATTATTAATAGAGCAGAAGAAATATTAGCCGCTCATTCTCCTAAAGCAGCACTAGGAATGATTAGTGCTTTAGATGAAGATGGTTCAACACCGGGCGTTAATATTAGAATGGAAGCTGCAAAGCAGATTTTAGATAGAGTAGGTGTCTCTAAAAAAGAACGAATTGACATGAACGTCAAACAAGCAACAGGAATATTTATTTTACCACCTAAACATGGAACAACAGGAACAGCAGAGTAATTACCAAAGACGTAAAAGACGAGCAAGAGTTATACCTTTCGGATATAAAGTCGATGAGAATGACTCTGAATACCTTGTCCCTGTAGAATCAGAATTAAACGCATTAAAAGAAGCAGAAAAATATTTAAACAATTGCTCGTATAAGGAAGTTGCAGAATGGTTGATGAGAAAAACAGACAGGAAAGTGACGGGCATGGGATTACGCAAGATTCTAATGAGAGGTTGGTAGAACCACCGAAGCCTAAAGCTAAAGGTCGAAAAAGAAAAGTTGCTACTCCGAAGATTTCTGAATCTGTAGCAAAAGCAAAAAAATCTGCTACAGAATCTCTAACTAACTCTTATAAACAATTAGAGAAAGCTAGAGAAAAATATAAAGCTGAACAAGAAAAGTATAAAACTAAAAAAGAAAAGCTAAAAGATTTAGATAATGCTTTAGAGGGAAAAGTTTCTACAGTATTAGAAACATCTCAAATAGATGAAGCAACACCAAGTATTCAAAAAGTAATTGGTGAACGAGAGGTTATCTTTCAACCTAACGAAGGACCTCAAACAGAGTTTCTAGCCGCACCTGAACGTGAAGTATTTTATGGAGGTGCAAGAGGTGGTGGAAAATCTTATGCGTTATTAATTGACCCATTAAGATACTGTCACAAAGCTGCTCATCGTGGTTTGTTTATTAGACGTACGATGCCTGAATTAAGAGATATTATTAATCACTCTCTTAATCTTTATCCTAAAGCTTATCCCGGTGCAAAGTGGAGAGAGCAAGAAAAAGAATGGAGATTTCCTTCAGGTGCTAGAATAGAGTTTGGATACGCAGAGAACTTAACTGATGTATTACGTTACCAAGGACAATCATACACTTGGATTGGAATCGATGAATTACCTCAGTATCCAACCGAAGATATTTATAATTTTCTTCGGTCTTCTTTACGAAGCGTTGACCCTCAAATACCTGTGTATATGAGAGCAACAGGTAACCCCGGAAACGTAGGTTCACATTGGGTAAAGAAAATGTTTGTTGAACCCGGAGAACCTAATAAAGCTTTTAATGTAGAAATACCTACAATGGCAGGAACAAAATCTATTACAAGAAGATTTATCCCTGCAAAGTTACAAGATAATCCTTATTTAATGCAAACAGATGATTATCTTATTATGCTTTCATCTTTACCTGAAGTACAACGTAAACAGTTTTTAGAAGGTGATTGGGATGCTTATGAAGATTCTAGTTTTCCAGAATTTAATAAAGAAATTCATGTACTAGATAATTTTGATATTCCTAATAACTGGATGAGATTTAGAGCAGCAGACTGGGGATATAGTTCACCTGCCTGTTGTTTATGGTTTGCAGTAGACCACGATAATGTGATGTATGTGTATCGAGAACTTTATACACAGAGAGTTACTGCTGACGAATTTGCAAGACAAGTTTTAGATTTAGAATACGGTGAATACATTCGCTATGGTGTACTGGACTCTTCTACTTGGGCTAACAGAGGGGACATTGGTCCTAGCATTGCCGAAACAATGATTAAAGAAGGTTGCCGATGGAGACCCTCTGATAGAAGCCCTCGAAGTCGTATTAATGGTAAAATAGAAATCCATAAACGATTAAAAATAAATGAAGATACAGGTGAACCAAATTTATATATTCTTAGTAACTGTAAGAACTTATTAAGAACTTTACCGATGCTTCCTTTAGATAAAAATAATAGTGAAGACGTAGATACAAAAGCAGAAGACCATGCTTATGATGCTTTAAGATATGGATGTATGAGCAGACCTGCCCACCCTCATAGCTTACAAACTCATTCACCTCTATCAAGAGAACATAAATTTAAACCAGTAGATGAAGGATTCGGATATTAAAGATAAAATTAAAATAGGATATAGAACATACTCTATTGAAAAGAATGATAGAGTCTGGAATAAACAAACAGAATCCTATGGACAGTTTCTTTCTAAAGAAGGCATTATTTGTATGTCGTCTGAGGAAGATAGCATATCACAAGCTAATACTCTCATACACGAAATGCTCCACGGTATTGTGTATCAATGGGGGTTAGACTCAGAACTTGATGATAAAGAAGAACGTGTTGTAAATACACTAGCGAATGGACTGACAACAGTTTTTCGAGATAACCCGTGGTTAATGAACTTTATTAAAAATAAAGTAGAGGAGGAAAAAAAGAATGATGAAAAAAAGTAAAATGCAGATGGATGTAAAATCTGAATTAGGTAAAATTTACAAGCAAGGTGAATTATCTACTGCTGCTGATGGTGCTGTAAAAAATAGCCTATTAACACAGGGTGGTGTTTTTCCAGCAGATGCTTATGCAGAAGGTAATGTTGCTTATCCTAAAACATCAAAA